TAGTATCGTCTTGAGCGTCTTTGAGTTTTGCGATCTCTTCTGTTACAGATTTTAAAGCCATAGCCTACCTTCTTGCCATTTGACGGTTTTGTTCCTCTTGGCGTTCTTTTTCTTCTTTTAAATGATCTATCAACATACTTAGATAGATTTCCCTCTCCCAAGGCATCATCATGTCAATTTCTGATAACGAATAATGATGATGCTGCATCAACTGAAAGTTAGTCTTGTAATAATTGACTAAGCTATCATGGGAGAGGCATATTAGAAAAAATTGTTTATACCCGCGAGAATCCTTTCTTCTTTGTGTCCACATTGTGTACAATGTAGATCCACTTTATGTTCTAGTCTTGGCATCTGTTCAATCCATTCTCTCAGATAACCAAATTGTTCAGTTGTAAGTTGATCAATGAATGCTTGAATCTCTTCTTCTGATTCATCTTTCAAGTTAATGTTTTCTTCTGGTGTTTGGACATACTCAATACATTTAGAAATCATTTTAAAAGTTTCACCAATGTCTTCTACGTCCATATCCATTTCTAAAAGTTCTGTGTATGTCGGCCATTTCAACTGTAATGTAATATCATCTGTAAGTTTAACTGTATTTGATAAGTCTTCTGGCACATCTACATTTATTTCAGAAAGTGGAATTGTTAACTCTATTGGACTTTCACACTTATCACATGGTACATGTACTTGACTTGTTTCACCAACCGACTTAGATCTAATTTGTGTAAACAAGTATTCTACATCAAAGGTAGTTAACTTTCTTGTGTCTAGATCATCATGCACACAAGCATCTATTGTATCAACAATAGCTGAAAGAGCCTTTTTAGTTTCTTGAGCCTCCATTGCCATCATTAATACTTTTTCTTCTTTTACTAAGTAAGGTCTAAACCTAACTTTAGTTTTCATTGAAGGAACAACAACCTCATACTTGGGGCTGTCGTTCAGTTTTGGTAAAGCCATTTTATACTGTTCTCCATTTTCTAAAAGATAATTGCACGTTCAATTCAATCATGCCGTTCTGTTCATTATTTAGGTCAATTGCTTGCATAGTGGTTGGAAATGCATCCAACAGTTGACATTGGTACACTGTGCTTGAGCTTTTCAAAAGTGATTGTGGGAAATCATTATTAGGTAAGAGTACATTAAACAAAGAACTTACTGTCTGAAAAGTTTTAGTGATGGGAGGAAATTGTTTATCTCTTCTCAACACTTTGATAGTAACATCTCTAACATACTCGTTGTAATAGTTAAGACTTTCAGTAGTAGTATCGTAAGCTAAACTTTGCCATCTTTCAAAGAATGTTTTTATCTTGAAATCATTCATAACATGAAAAGATAAAGCTATGTCTTCATTATCCAATGCTCCATAGGCCTGCTTGATAGGTTTGGGACCCACAGTTCTTTCACTTGTTAATATTTGTCTACCTGGTAATTGTGCACTCTTACATAAAAGATTGATTGTATTCATACTGATTGTATCAAAAGGAAATGTTGGTATCTCAACCACAAACATATTGGATTGAGCAAAACCATCTCCAGCTGATACTGCACTTTTAAAACGATCTATTTCAATTACCATTATACCATTTCCCTTGAATCTTTCCAAACTTGGTTTTGACTCTTCTTCTCAAATTCTGCCATTGGAAGAAAAGTCGCAATCTCCCACTCAGGTGGTGGTACATAAGCAAACCTACTTCTAACATTGCTAGAAAGGTATCGTTTCAAACAAGGTTTAAAAAATCTTAACTTAGAAGATTTTTGTAACATACTATACGTTGCTTGAAACTTTGTTGTTTCATCATATGCTTTATTATTAGTTATATCAATCAAACCATCTAAGAACTTAGCTCTTAATGTTGGTTGTAAGTAATGAAGATTCAATCCATAGAATCCTCCTGGAGCTCTTGATACAATTATACTCAAAGGAAATCTATCATAATAAGGTAATGTATCTTTTGTCTTAGGATCATAATAGTACATAAACATACTACCAATAACCTGTCTGTTACGTAACTCAATAGGTTCACTATTCATAATCTTTTTACTTGTAACAGAAGTCATAGCTCCTGCTTTCTTTCGAAACCAAGCTATAGATTCTTTTGTTCTAGGAGTTATACCTTTTCTGAAGGCTTCTAACTCCAACGTCTGAAATAAATTTGCCATGAATCTATTTATATCTTTTTTCTAGGTTTCTTTTTACGGAATGGTGTTAGAGGTTTCAACTTACCAAGAGGTTTTAACTTTGGTAGTATTCCCATTTTAGTCAATGTGTTTTCTGTCCAGATCTGAAACTCATAACCATGATCTTTTGCATACTCATTAGCAGCTTTCCATTTGTTCTGATTCTTTACAAAAGTCATTGCCTCGTTTATGTATCGTTTAGACTTATCAGGACGTTTTGGTGGTTTAGTTTCTTTATCAGGTTTTATTTCTACTAAAATAGTTTTACCACCTTTGAATCTAATTTTGAGATCTATAAAGTATCGATGATACTTTTTATCAACATCCCATTTGTATGGTATGACAGTTTCCTCTGACGACCAACTTATAACATCAGGATTATTGTCACACCATTTGAATGCACCAAGTTCCCATAAAGATCTATAAGTAACCTTAGTAGGATCACCCTGGTATTTCTTTGGTTTAGAGACTCTATACTTTCCTGAATAAGCCATATAAATACTCATAACTATTTTTGATATTTAGTGGAAAACAACATGCCAAGATTCAAATACCCAGCAGATAATAGAGATCAGTATAGAGGTAAAATTAAATTTACCAGATACAAACCAGCAAAGCCATCTGTAAGATTAGTTAATACTCTTGAACAAGCAAGAGCAAATAGTAGTGATACTCTATCAGATGTATCACCAGCTGGTCCAGGATCAACTCGTCTTAGTGGATTAATTGAAGGTGATCTCTCTAAATTAACTTTTAAAGATGCACCGTATACTACTTTCCATGGAGGAGGGTTTGAAAAGACTGATGATGTAGTAGAACTACTAATGCCTGCTGGAGTACAAATTGCTGATGCAGTTAACTTTGATAATAAAGATTTAGGTGTCAAAGGTATCATGGCTTTGCAAAGTGCTGCAAGTGAAGGTGGTGCAAGTGGAGCGCAACTGGCAGCATTAGCTGTACCATTTGGTGATTTAGATAACATAAGAAAAATGATAAAATCAGATAACACAGGTGCAGTTGCAAGAACATTAGCATCTGGATTAGCTGCTAAAGTAGGAGATAGAACAGCTTCAACTGTATCAAGTATTTCTCAAGTTGCTGTCAATCCAAACACTCGATCAGTGTTTCAAGGTGTTCCAGTAAGAAAATTTAATTTTGCATTTGAAATGAAAGCTAGTTCTATAGTAGAACAACAAAACATTGAATCAATAGTACATTTTTTTAGAAGTCATCTTTACCCTAGACAAATAACTATTGAGAATGTTCCTATCGGATTTGAATTCCCAGATCGATTTCATATAAAAATGTTATATGATAAAAAGCAAGTGGGTGTAGATTTTTTAGAGTGTCATTTGGAAGGTGTCAATACAACATACAATGGTCAATCTCAAGCCTTCTATAACAATGGTGGTTTTACTCAAGTAGATCTATCATTAATGTTTACAGAAGTGAGAGCTCTTACACAAGAGGATATACAGCTTGGAGTAACCTCTACTGGAAGAACAAGAGAAGAATCGATAACAAGACTAGCTTTTGGTGGACAAGATTATATACGAAATCTCGCTGATGATATAAGGAATATTGTAAATGTATTTCAGTAATACTACATTAAAAAATTATAGGTTTGGAAATAATGAACAACCTGTTGGTTTTCAAGATCTAACTTCTTACGTAGGAGTGGTTGATAGATTAAAAGATAACTTGCATTTTTATGAACAGTATTATATACTAGATGGTGACAGGCCAGATCAATTGTCTTTCAAATTGTACGGTGAGTCTGATCATTACTGGATGTTTTATTTGCTGAATGATCATATAAGAGAAAGAGGTTGGCCATTAAGTGAAAATAGATTAGTGGAAAAAGTAAAGTTAGATTATCCTAATACTGTTCTTACTACTAGAGATTCATTGACAGGAAAGTTTTTGATTGGTTCGGAAATAACTGGATTGGGTTCTGGTGCAACAGGAACAGTACTAAACAGGAATCTCGATCTTGGTCAATTAGTTGTTTCTACAAACGATACCTTTAGTAACTCAGAAGTTATTACAGAAGGAACTAATTCAGTAGTATTAGTTGGTGCAGTAGAGGAACATCTGTCAATTGCATATTACAAAGACGCATCTGGAAGAAGAGTAGACATAGATCCATATGGAACGCCTCCTAGCAACTATACACCTATAACTTGGGAAGAAGAATATAGAGCACAAAATACTTTATTGAGACAAATAAAAATTCCAAAAAGCTCATTAGTAAATGATATAACAAAAATATTTAATGAAGAAATGAGTTATGCTTAATACATCTGATCCTTTTAGTTTTAATTTTACTCAAATATTACTTTACAGTAGTGGCAATCCATATGCTTTGAACATCACTGCTAGTGTTGCAGAAATAGAATTATATGAAAATATTGACCAACTTGCAATCCATGGTTCTATGACAGTAATGGATACTGATGCTATTGTATCTCAATTAGATATACAAGGTTCAGAATTTGTTAGTATAAATGTTACTATACCAGATAGTTTTTCTGAAAAGGATGCTACTCTTTCTAAAAATTTTCGTATTAGTAAAATACTTGATACAAGTCAAGCTGGTGATAATGTTGAAGCATATACATTTCAACTAGTAGATGAAGATACCTACATAAACTCATTATATCATATTAGTAGAGCTTACACTGGAATCACCAGTGAAATAATTAAAAATATTTTAATTGATTATTTCCCAGGCAAATCCTCAGAGCCATTGATGGTTGGCTCTAAACCTATTCAAGGAAAAATAAAATACATAGTTCCTAATATTAATCCTTTTAGAGCACTTAAAGTTTTGACTGATAGATCTACTGGTCCAACTGGAACACCTTTTTATGTGTATAGTACATTAAGTGACAGAAAAGTAAGATTTTTTGATTTGAAAGAATTGTTAGACATAGATCCATTGTATACTAGATCTTATACTTTTAGTGCTACTGCAGCAAGTCTTCCACCAAAAGGTAAGGAGTTTTCAGATAATGAGATGGCTTTTCATATTAGTAGATTAGATACTAGAGAAACAGAAGATATGTTAGCATTAATTGATAATGGTGATGTAGGAGCAAACTATGAATATATTAATACATCTGGAGGTTATGTAGATGAGTATCATCACAATGCTACAAAGATGTTAGAAAATGTTTGGAAAAAATCTAAGACTCAAAAATCTTTAGCTCCTGTGTTTGATCCTCTTGCAGCTGCAGGAGGTAAGTATCTGTCTGATCATAGATCTGTTAATATATCATCTATTGCAGCAAGTAATATATTTGATGAGGGAGATGTATCTTCTTTGAATGAAGATAACTCAGAGATATATCATAGATCAAAAAGTACTGGAAAAGCCTTAAAACATTTTACAAGAAAGAATGCTGTTCACATAGAAGTACCAGGTCGTAACTTCTTTCCCACAGCTCCTGAACGTAATGTAAGTGTATCTAATAAAATAAATATACAAGTTCTTGCAAACAGAGATATTAAGGCAACAGATCCTATTCATTTATTACTCGACACAAAAAAATCAGGAGACTATATTATACTTGCTGCAAAACATGTTTTCAATAATGTGAACGGTAAATATTCTTGTGTCCTTAAACTTGGTAAGTTAGGTAACTCTAGAGGAAACACTTCATTAAATAGAATTGGTTATGGGCAAGGTCAAGTTGATCCTGCACTTGCCAGAGCAGCAGGGATAAGTTTTTAATGCATTATTATGGTGACGATATGAGATGGTTTGTTGGTACTGTAGCCAACAATCTAGATCCTCAAGAATTAGGTAGAGTTCAAGTAAGAATATATGGTATACATTCAAAAGCTGAATCAGATTTACCTTTGGCAGATCTACCATGGGCTTCTTGTGTAGTTCCTACTACTGAAGGAGGAACATCTGGTATAGGTAGAATGCCACAACTTCAACCAGGTGCTCAAGTAGTTGGATTTTTCTTAGATGGAAAATTATCGCAAGTTCCTCTTATTGTAGGATCAATACCAAGAATAGAAATACCCTCACCAGCACAAATGGATTATTCTCAAGAACCAAGAATGGATATTGGTTATGGTGTTGGTCAAGTTGATCCTAGATTAGCTCAAGCTGCTAAACAACAAAGACAAAGTGCAGAGATGAAAAGTATTACAGACACTTCAGGCCTGCATCCTGAATATCCTCCAGATTGTACTCCAGAATGGATAACTCAGCAAATTGTAAGAGAGTGTGGCGCTCCTAGAAATATTGATCCTCGTGTTGCTGTTGGAGTTGCAAAATCAGAAGGATTGTATACTTATCAATCCAGAAACACCAAAGGTAACATACGAAAGCATAATGGTACAGAAGCATCTTTTGGTCCTTTTCAATTGTATGTTCATCCAAAAGCAATGGGTGGAGATTATGAAGCTACTACTGGTAGAACATTGTTGACAGACAACAATCGTGAAGGTATTCTCAATCAAATAGAATTTGCATTAGATAGAGCTATACAAGCAAGAAATTGGGATGCTTGGTTTGGATGGGTTGGACATCCTCGAGGTAGCAGTAGGAATAGTAGAACAGCAGGGTTTGATTTCAACAATAAGACA